CATGGCCTGCATCGCAAGCCGCCCGGCGCACTGAAGTAAAACATTGTCGGGCCTTCGGGCCCGGCTCAACTATTATTTGGAGTGAACATAAAAAAGAAAACCAAGGCACCAACACCATAGCGGTGATCGTCTAATGGCAAGACGCTGGGCTCATAACCCTGAGACGTGGTTCGAGTCCACTGCCCGCTACCAAACAACCGAGAAGGCCATGAACCTATCCAAACGCCTGATTAAAGCCCTGCGCGACATCGAGAGGCACGAGTATCCAACCTTTAGCGCTGTGATGGACTTGAATGAGATCAGGATATGACCAAGCCCATCAAAAAACCCAAAAAGCCAGCCAAGCGCGCCGGGCCACCTGAACACTCCCCAGAAGCTATCCAAGCCCACCCAGCTCCTGACCGCACTGACTACGCCACGCCAGAAGCCTATGTACGCGCCTGCCGTACCACGCACCGTCTGCGCACCGAGTATGGACAACCCAAAAAGACAGCAAGGCAGCGCTTGGACGCATTCGGCATCAACCAGATATGCGAACTAACCGCTGATGGCTGGTCTATGCGCAAAATATCTGAGGAAATTGGTGTCAGGTGGCCTACCATGATTGAGTTTGTAAAGTCGCAGAAGGCATGGGTTGTCCAGTACGCGCACGCGCGCGAGGCACAAGCTGACAAGATGGTCGAGGATTTGCTTGATTTGGCAGACAATTGCCGGGTTGGGCGGAAGATCACTGACAAGGGTAACGGAACAGTCGAGATTGTGACCGCCGACATGGTGGAGCGCGCCAGGTTGCAGATCGATGCCCGCAAGTGGTTGGCCGGCAAGATGGCACCAAAGCGGTACGGGGACAAGCTGGACGTGGAGCATAGCGGAAACATCATTGTCAACCGTGTCCACTACGGAACCAAGCCGCTATAAACAATGACTTGAAAAAATCATCACCTACCCGCAAACCCATTGAACATGATAGTCCCAGACACCGAGATAGACTTACCATTCAACTTCATCCCGCGGGACTATCAAGTGCCGCCGCTACAGGCTCTGGACGATGGCATAAAGCGCATATTGGCAGTGTGGCACCGCCGATCAGGTAAAGAAAAGACTTTCATTAACTACACTGCTGGCGCAATGTACGACCGCGTTGGGACGTACTTCTACCTGTTCCCTACTTACGCCCAGGCCAAGAAAGCTATTTGGGACGGCAAAGATCGCGAAGGATTCCCGTTCATATCACATTTCCCAAACAGTTTGGTGGCCAAGCGCAACAGCTCAGACCTCAAGATCGAGTACAAGAACGGCAGCATCTTCCAACTGGTTGGCACGGACAACATAGACACCTTGATGTCTACCAACCCGATTGGCTGTGTGTTCGCTGAATACAGTCTTCAGGATCCTGCGGCATGGGAATTCATCAGGCCCATTTTGCTCGAGAACGGTGGCTGGGCAGTGTTCGATATGACGCCGCGTGGGAAGAACCATGGCTTCGACCTGTATGAAATGGCCAGAAATAATCCTGACTGGTTTGTGTCGCTACTCACCGTGGACGACACCAAGCGTCCGGACGGTTCACCGGTCATCACCCAAGCCATGATCGACTCGGAGCGGCGTGAGGGCGTCAGCGAAGAAATGATCCAGCAGGAATACTATTGTGCTTTTGAGGGTGTGATGGAGGGCAGCTACTACGGCAAGCAGCTCGAGCAAGCCCGCAAGGAAGGCAGAATAGGGCGCATGCCCTACGACCCAGCTTTGGGTGTCGAGACCTGGTGGGATATTGGGGTAGGGGATGCGACCGCGATATGGTTCACGCAGACCATCCGCAACGAGATCCACGTGATCGATTACCTCGAAAGCTCCGGCGAAATGATGAGCTATTACGCCAAGGAGTTGCAGAAGAAGCCCTACGTTTACACCGCGCACCACGGGCCACATGACCTTGAGGTAAGGGAATGGGCACAAGCCGGCGCAGAAGGCGAGCCCAAGACGCGCAAGCAGATCGCCAAGGCACTGGGCATAGACTTTCAGTTGGTGCCGAATCTGTCTGTGGATGATGGCATTGAGGCTGGCAGGGCAATTATGGCTCGTTGCTACTTCGACGCCGAGAAATGCAAGCGCGGGCTGTCAGCGCTGGCCAGCTACCATAAATCATACGATACCAAGACCAAGATGTTTAGAAGCTATCCCGAGCACGACTGGTCATCAAATGGCGCAGATGGATACCGGTACTTCGCGGTCGGGCACAAGTCGGCCAAGCTGGTGATACCGAAGAAGCAAGGACAGAATCAGCCAGGTGGCACCAGTTTCATGGCGAATTGATGGGGCATTTTCGTGTAAAGTGTTTTCCCGTGTTTTTTGACACTTTAATCAATGAAATCAATGATGCGATATTTTACTGTTCAATGGGTTTGCGGGGTGGTTTTATGCCTATGATGATCACGTGGACAGAGCGCAAATACTTCAGCCTGCAACATGATGCGCATGTCTCGCGCGTGTCCGGGTTCGATGATAAGCACTTGGAGTTCTGGATGGTAATTGATACCGGCAAGGGATACAGGGATAGGCGCACAGCAGCGCTTGAGCGTATTATGGAAGTGATAGCAGATGGCAAATTGCCGGGGGAAGTGAAGCAATGACAATCATCGCATGGGATGGCAAGACGCTGGCAGCAGACAAGCGCGCCACCAATTACGGTTTGATACGAACTGTCACGAAGATCAAGCGTATTGGTGACTTGATGGTTGGGGTATGTGGTGACACTGCCCAGCACGCCGAGGCAATTGCATGGATTGAAAGGGGCAGACAACCACAAGACTACCCAAAAAAACTAAGTGATAAGGATGCAGACGCATCGGTTATGGTAATCGAAGCCGGGCGCATCAAGATGTATGGCTCATCACCATTACCAGCTTTATATGAAGACCAGCAGTTCGCAATCGGTAGCGGTAGAGACTTTGCCCTGGCAGCAATGCACTGTGGTAAGTCTGCGCGAGAGGCTGTAGAAATTGCCTGCCTGTTTGAGAACGGTTGCGGCAATGGGGTTGATGTGTTGACTTTGTAGCGCAACGGTTTAGAATCACGCAAACGCGCCGAACGGTGCCATAATCCCAAAGCAGGAGCAGCATGTCACTCGCTTCGAATTCAGCTGATCTGAAAAAGAAAGCCGCCGAGACCGGTACGAAGATGCCCAAGGTCACCACGGGCATGAACCGCCCACCACCAAACAAACTCACCGGCACGAAAGAAGACGACAAATCACAAGCTACCAAGCAAGATCATGATGACAGTGACGACGCCAGTCTGCTCGACGAAGCCAAAAAGAACTTCATCCAGGCGCGCACCAACGAGGACATGAACCGCAAGGAAGGGCTCGAGGATTTGAAGTTCCTTGATGGTGAACAATGGAGCGCAGCCGATGCAGCAGCCAGAGCAGCAGACGGCAGGCCGTGCATCACCGAGAACAGACTTCCCACCTTCGCCAACCAAATCAAGAACGACCAGCGCCAGAACCGGCCGGCAATCGTCATCAGCCCCACGGGCGACAAGACATCCAAAAAGGACGCCAAGATACTGCGCGGCATGATCCGCGCGATCGAGCGCGACAGTAGCGCGGACGTAGCTTATGACACTGGCTTTGCAAGTGCTGTGGACAATGGCTGGGGGTACTGGCGCATCAAGACTGAATACGAATCGGAAGACTCATTCGAAAAGGTTTTGGTGGTGTTGCCCATATTCAACCCGTTCACCGTGTATCTGGATCCAAATCGCACCCCGCACGGTATCGACGCAAAGTGGGGCTTCATCACGGAAATGATACCAAACTCGGAATTCGACGACGATTATCCGGATGCAGTCAGGACGCCATGGGGCGAGTCGGCCATCGGAGAAAACGAAAAGGATTGGGTAACAGCAAGCGAAACACGTGTTGCCGAGTCTTACTACTTCGAGGAGGAAGAACGCACACTGGTACTGCTCGACAACCATCACAGCGGATGGAAAGACGAACTGTGTGAGGGCGTCACCAAGGACATCGCGGCCGGCAAGATTGAGATCATCCAATCCCGTGAAGTCGTGTGCAAGCGCTTGCGGTGGTGCAAACTTACCGCATTCGAGGTTCTTGAAAAGAAGAACGTCGATGGTGACTACATCCCGATCATTGAGTGCATTGGGACTCTGATCAACATCAACGGCAAGAACAAGAAAAAAGGCATCATTAGGGATGCTAAAGGCCCGCAGCGCATGCTCAACTACTACTCCACACTCGAGGCCGAGAACGTCGCACTGCAACCAAAAGCCCCATGGATCATGGAAGAAGGCCAGGTAGAGGGGCATGAGAACGAATGGCAGAACGCAAACAAAAAATCTTATTCATACCTGACATACAAAGGCACCACCATCGGTGGCAAGGGTGCGCCACCACCACAGCGCCAAGCCTTTGCCGGGCCACCAGCGGCCATCCTTTCGGCAAAAGAAGGAAACGTGAACGCATTACGTGCGGTCACCGGGATCCGATTCGATGCAACCATGTCGGAACGCATGCTCGACGAGTCCGGCAAGGCCATCAGGGAACTAAACAACAATGCCAACTTGGGCGCGTACCACTACATCGACGACTTCGCGCGAGCGCTGCGCAACACCGGCATCATCTTTTGCAACCTGATTCCCATCGTTTACGATACCAAGCGCATCGTCTCGATACTGGATGAAACCAATGCCGAGGATAGGGTATGGATCAATCCGGATATGGGGCAAGCGCACGCCGAAGTCATCGGCAAGACACCAGACCACAACGAAGAGCGCATCAAGATGTTCAACCCGAAGATCGGCCGCTACAAAGTCACCGTGTCGATCGGGCCAAGTTACGCTACCCGGCGCGTCGAGGCCATGGAATCCATGATGGACTTTGCCAAGGCAATGCCGATGGTCGCCCAGCAGTTCGCCGACATCATCGCCAAGTACGCAGACTGGGAAGGATCAGAAGAAATTGCGCTTCGCTTGGCCAAGGTACTGCCGCCAAACATGCTGACACCGCAGCGCGAGGATATGACGCCGCAGATCGAGGCTCTAATCCAAGGGCTGCAACATCAACTCCAACAACAGGCTCAGCAGATGCAGGCCATGGGCAAGGAATTGCAGGATCGTCAGGCCGACCGCAACGTCGCGCTGGAAGGCATCGCCAAGACATTCGAGGCCAAGGTACTCGCGATTGCCCA